TGTGGCTGTACCACCAGATATTGCTAATTCAATATCCGATTCATTTTCTTGAGTATCAACCCAACCTGCCGCAAAATCTTCACCATCAACACCCTCAGTTGAGAATGTCATGACATTAGCAGAGTTTCTTGTAACTGCTACAACTGAACTTGTTGTACCAGCATATTTTACTCCAGTAATGTTCACTTGTGGTGTGCCATTCTGTGTTTGATTAGCATTGGCAAGAGTTGATATATCAATTGTAGATGTATCACCAGCATTACCAGTAACTTTGACTACAACCTCATGGCTTTGATTTTTAAGTATAACAGGTGTAATTACAGCCATTTATTAATCTCCCAATTGTTTTATAACTTTTACAAAGTTTTCTTTTGTTTGTCTCATATGATCAATTACATCATTATGAGCACTGAATAAATCTTTTAATGTTTGGTGAGTTTGTTTACTTACCGCAACCATATTGCCATCTTCTAGTTTGAACAAATGTTTATTTTCAACAATAGTTTCAAACTTATTAAGTTTTCTAATCTCTTCCACGACTGGATCCAATGAAAAGAGTTTAGAAGAAGCCAAGTCTATATATGATTCTATTAATGTATCAGTAATTTTTGTGTCGTGGTATTTACTAATTATATCTGCAATTTTATTTTCAGATAGTTCTTCATATATTTCTTTTTTAACTTGTTCTTCTAAGTGTGTCGCGTAGTGTGTTTGCTTAATATGTGACCTGGCTTCTTCCAAACTACTAAAGTTTGTTTTTTCATTATCAATATATATGGAACCATTTTCGTGTTGGTCTATCTTTTGACCATAACATTTAGTTGATTCTACTATACCTGATATTGATCTTTTAAATTGCCCGAAATACATTAAACTTCCTGTTGTTCTGTTTCGCCGGCAATTTCCTCTACTTCTGATTCTTCAACAGGAGTATCTGCCGTATCCTGTACCTCTACATCTAAATCTTCAACTTCTTGTTCAGTTTCTAAATCTGTATCAGCAGATAACTCATCTGTTACCTCTTGCTGAGATTTAAACATGTTTTGTGCAATATTAACTTTCATATCATCTAGCTTTGTAGAAATTCTGCTTGCCATTTCATTTTCAAAAGCTGCGTCAATTGTTGTTGAATCACCACTATCAATTGCATTAATTAAATCTTGTACACCACTCATTGTTGGTCTCCTTCACTGTCATTTGGTTCCTGTTGTTCTTGATCTTGATCAAGAGTTTCACCTTTTCTTACTGAATCATGCTGAGCTTGGAACTCTGCATCCTGTAACATACCCTCACGTTCTGTTTCAATCTGAGCATCAATATCTTTAATTTCTTCCTCAGATTGTCTTAATATAAACTTTCTTACATATTCTTGTGAATAATATTTGCCTACAAATTGTTCTATTTGTTGTAATGCAGCAAGTCTATTATTCAGAATATCTGTATCTCTTAATTCTGCAAAGTTATTATCTTCCTGGTAATCATATCTAACATCTTGTGAAATTTGTTCCCATTCTTCAAGACGCATGATGCCTTTTGTTACCAATTGTATCTTCATTGTTTCATTAAATACATGTGAAAACTTACGACGAAGCCTTTCAATAAACTTATTGAATTTAATTTCATCTCGCGTAATTTCACTTGACCTACCTAAACTAAAACCAACTTGTTGTTGTAATCTAGAAGCAGGTACATTTAATGCTTGATACAATTTGTTTTGGAAGAAATTGATATCCTCAATTTGTCCTAAACTTTGACCACCAGGTAATGTAGTAATTTCTGTGCCTCTTCCACCTTCGCGGCGTGGCATCCAAAAATCTTCCATCATAGAGAGATGTTTTCTATCATCTCTAATTTCACCTGTGGTAGCATCATAAACAATTTTATTTCTAAATTTATTCATGATGTCGTTGACATATTGTTCTGCCTTCATTTTAGGCAAGTTACCTACATCAACATAAAATACTCTGCGATCTGGAGCTCTGGAAACACGATAGATGACCAGAGAATCTTCCATCATCTTTAATTGGTTAACAGGTTTAATTGCTTTATGCAAATGACCTAACATCATACCTGTGTTAGAGTCCATTAAACCAGATGGGCAATATACAACTGAATCAATACTTAATTTTACACCTTGTGAAGATGCTGTATTAATACCTTTGTCGTTAAAGAGGTAAAATTCTTCTACAGATTTTACTACCTCTACACCTTTTTCATTTCTTTCTTTTTTAACATTCTTGATCCTTCTAATTTTTCGAGGATCAATAAATC